AAAGTTTTCCTCTAACTTAATGTCTCCTCTTTCTTCAATTATCTTTGAAGCTTCTTCGGGAGTTATAAGAAATTTTCCGACAAGAAATTTTGACTGGTCTTTATGTCCTGAATAAAAAGCAAGATTATGAGTTTCGGTTCCTTTATCAATCTTAGCTTTATAAAGTTTCTCTATTAAGTGAGCATAAATTCCTTCATAAGATTTTTTGAAACCATTGGCACTTGCATGAGATAAAAGTAAATCATGACCTTCTCTGTCATGTATCGGAGTGTAATCATTAACGGTACTAAATTCATAGACATCCCCATCTAACATGTCATGTATTAAAGGTTTTGGTTGATAGCTTACAGGTCTGACAGTTCCTCTTTCCGTAACATCCGCTACTCGTCTTATTCCGCCATTATCGTATGTAAGTTCATATCTCGGAACTGATTGATTTGCAAAAACATAAGCTTTTCTGAATGATTTGTCGGGAACTATATCATAAGTCATATTTAATTCATTTTTGAATTGGTCATAAGTAAGCGTCTTATCTTTTGCATACTTAGAAACCATTTTGATTATATCGACATATCTGTCGGTAAAAGTTTCTTCCGTATAAGGTTCATCCTTAAAACTTTTAACAACTATATTGTCTAAAGCTTCGGTGAACATACTCGAAAGACCATTGTCCTTATAAGTTTTGTCTATTATAAAATTGCTTTTATTTGAAAGACCTTCTCTAATGGTACTTTCCATATTATCCAAAGTCTCAAAAAGCTTATAAGTACCAAGTCTTGAAGTAATACCTAAGGATTCTTTAGCTGCTTCTACTAATCCTTTTCTGACATAGTCGGCAATGTATTCATCCGTAGGCTCTTTATTGTTTTTAGCGGCATCAACAATAGATTCATGAATTAAGTCTTGTATTTTATAAGTCTGTTGAATCTTTTTGTATTCCCATTCTCTTATTTCACCTTCTTTTGGTTTTGCATCATTCGGAACTACTTTAAGGTTTTTATAAACCTCTCTTATTGCTTCTCCTACTTTAACACCGGGTATTGAAATTTTTTCATCCTGAGCATTTTTAATTAAACCACCCAATTGAATATCAGCCATTTCCTGAAGAGTTTCTTTGGTTCTTTTGTCAAGATTATCCCATACATCTGCTCCTTTGAATTGTTTGATTGTACCTTCGGGGTCAAGTAATAAATGAGGAGCATCGGCAAATTGTTCCGAAATAGCACGAGCTTGTTTTACCCAATGAGGAGATTCTTTATAACCAAAAAAAGCATTCAAAGCGGTATCATAAAGTACTATCGGAAGAGGAGCTCCTTGTACCAATGAAGGAGTTGAAAATACAAGTCCCGATACTATAGCTCTGACTAATCCGTTTCTGAAATCCGATGCTTTAATAGCTTCGGAAGCAAGCTGTTTATCAGCTTTCATTAAAGCTTGTATTTCTTCATTCTTTAACGGATTAATATCAAATCTACCACCTCTTGTAAAAGTGTTTCCTATTAATGAATTACCCGCTCCAAACAACATACCCATTACTCCCGATTTCATCCTGTCTTCTATCGCTCCTAATGACCAATCATAAATAGGAGCTCCTCCTACAGCCATTTGAGAACCAAGATTAACAGCGGAATAAGCCATATCTTTAAGTATGGGATTTTTACGGGTGAATTCCATAGCTTCCAATGCAGGAGTTAATCCTATTTGGTTTATCTTATTTGATATTTTATTACCAAGATACATTGGAAGTGAAGGCATTCTGGTATGTTTGGAAAAGCCGGCTAAGTATTTACCCATTGTGCTTTTTACAAAAAGTTTACTTGCTACTTTACCGGCTATTCCTATGGGGTTAATACCGACAAATCCCATCAAATGACCCAATGAATTTGCTATTTGGTCAACTGTATTGGTTGGTTCGGCATTAGCCCAACGAGCTATCGGAAGTGTTGTTAAACCCTCTAAAAAACCATAAAATAATTGCGAGGGAATAGAAAGAAGAAAGTTTTCCTCCTGTTTATTTGCTTGAGTATCTTCCAACTCATTATATGGTTGGTAGTTGTACAACTCTTGCATTAATTCTCCTTATTGAGATTTAGAAATTATCTACTTATAACCTCAAAGCCCAGCATATTCAAAATTTCATTCTCTTGTGCAATTTTTTCCTCATCGGTTTTTGCTACTTTGTTGGCAATAGAACTTAAATTATCTTCTTCTTGAGATGCAGAGCTTGTACTTGTAGTAGTTTTCGTTCTCTTGAATGAACCTGTATCTCCATACATTGGTTTATCTCGTTTTAACAAAGGAAATTTATGAATTTTTTGAAGATTGTTTTCTATTTGGGTAATAGGTGTAAATGAACCACTTGTGGCTTTACCGGGAGCAAATTCAAATTCAAAGATTTTATCCATCGGTTTAATTTTCCATTTTCCGTTTTTTGCCGAGACACCATCAACAACAGGCTTTATCATATCTGCATACAAATCTTTCCATGTGGTTTCTGTGAATTCACCTGCCTTAGGGTCGGTAGCCATTTCTTTACCGTTTACTTTCTTTGTTCGTGCGGTAAGTTTTTGGAAAGTAATGGGTGTATTGGCTTCATCACTAAAAGCTTTTAGTGTAATTGTTCTTGGACTGACTTGTTCTATTTTATCTCCAATCTTTATATTGCCATAAGCACCTGAATCAAAACCTTTTGAAGCATCATCCATAAAAGGACGAATATCAAAAACACCGTGAGTTTCCAATCCTCTCTTGGCTTGTTCATATTTATTTTTCAATGCTTGTATTTCTTCCTGAGTAGCGGGAGTTGTATTTTTTTCAGCATATTTCTTAGCCAATCGTCTTGCAATTTCTTTCTCATCGGTTTTCTTAAACAGATTATCAAACAATTTACCAAATTGGTATTTACCCGCTCCTTCTACGGCTCCGGGTCCTAAGAAATTACTGTGAGTTGCTAAAGCTGCCGCTCCTAACAAACCTCCTAAAGGTCCTTCAGCAACAGTACCTCCTAAAAGACCACCTCCTATTGAAGATAACATATCAAGTTTAGCCAATGCATTGGGACTATCCATTGAATTTCCCAACCATTTTGATAAGAAATTACCTCCTTCTTCAAGTCCTTTAGCGGCATATTTAGATGCTAAATTCTTTAATCCCCACTTGGCAAGCAGTATCGGAACTATCATTCCTAATAATCCTCCTGCTTTAGCAGCACCCATATTTGAAGGGTCTTGCGGATTCAAATATGTATTGGGAAGTAATCCCGCAACGGCACTATCCAATAAACCACCAATAAATCCTTCCGATGCTCCCGGAGGTTGAGGAGGTAACTGTTGTCTCATTTGCATTTGTGGCTGCATTTGAAGTTGCATTTGAGGTTGCATTTGCCTTTGTAATAATAGCGGCGAATATCCTTGTTCTACCATTGTATAAACCTCTTATAATCTGTCATTTTTTTCATTAAAGATTCAAGTTCTGAAATTGTTTTTGAAATTTGATTAACGGCAATTTTATGTTTTATAATTTCAGGAATTGTTCCTTCTTGGTGTTTTATGATTTCAGGAATTGTTTCTTCAGTATATCCAAATGCTTTACCCCAATTACCTTCTTCAACGGCTCTTTCAAACGCTCTTAATTCATCCATTGATAAATTAGCATAAGGATTAGAACTTTCTTCTACTACATTGTCTAATACATTGATTCCTGTTTTAGATTTTGTTATTGTTTCATCAATCTTAGAACCTGCCGAATTAGAAGAATGAGTTGTTTGAGTTCTTGCTGAATTAACAGGACTAACTTCAGGAACTATCTTATTTGTTACAGGTGTAACGGAAGGTGTAGCTATTTTTTCAGCAACAGCAGACGTGGGAGAAGATGTAAGAGCTGTTTCAACTGCAGAAGATGTAGCGGCAGTAGCTTTATTAGCGGAATTTGCCGTATAGTTTTTGATGTAATCAAAAAACTCATTTATAGTTGACTTTGGATTCTTAGCTATAAAATCATTAAAAATTCTTGTAACAGCTTCTTCTGAATAATTTACTCCCGTTAATTTCTCAACTTCATTTGCTAAAAGTTGCATTCTTGATACTCCCGGATTTGTAGCTTGATTAATAGTTTTGTTGACACTTGGAGATGTAATTACTTCAGCTTTTTTTGCTTTAATCGGTTTTACATCATTAGCGACAACTTTCTCAACGGTCGAAGCAGGAGTTGTAATAACAGGAGCTGAAGAAGCTACTTCTTGCCCAATACTTTGTTTAACAAAATTAGCAAATTCACCAGGACGACCACTTCTATACCATTGAGAATATAAATTGTTGATTTCATCAACAGTAAGATTAGCATTTAAACTTCGATTTATATTTTGTGTTAAATTTTCAGCTACCGCACGAGGATTTATAGATGCATTTATTCCCTTTAAATTTAAAAATTGATATGGTATAGGATTTAAAACTGGCTCAGGAAGAAGTTTAGGAGCAATATTCTCAACAGCAGCAATATTAACAGGAACAGCAGGAGTGGAAGCAACAGGAGTTACAGGAGCAACGGTAACAGGTGGTGGTGTAACAGGAGCAGAAGGAGCAGTTGAAACAGAAGCTGCTGATTTTTCTTTTAAGTAGTTTATGAATTCATCAACATTATCGCTAAGTTGAATATTGGGATTCTTAGCTGCCCAATCTTTGAATTCTTTTTCAACAACATTTTTGGACAAATTGAGTCCGGTTGCTTGATTGACTTTATCAGTCATACCGGTTAAAAGTTTATCAGCCGCTGCAACTGCATCGTCCACATTTGCCGCAAAACTGGGTTTATTTAAGTTAATCATGAAATCTATAAAATCATTGGCTTTCTTATCCGGATTCTGTGCAAACCATTTGTTATAAATTTCACTTAACGATTTTTGGTTAAAATTAGTACCTAATGCTTCATTAATCGGTTTGATTATTTCATCACCTGCTACAGCATTTGCATTATTAGGTGATTTGAAAGACCTGCCAAAAAATCCATCGGCATTTAATCTATGTGGGAATACTGCTCCCAATGCCAATCCTAAAGGATTAATTCCATGACTAAAACTAAATCCACCACCAATAGCAGAACCTATTCTTTCAGCAGCACCTTTAGTCTGTAACCATTGACCAAACTTTTGCATATTCATCATTTCTTGAGCAGCAGCTGCAGCTTCACCTGCTTTACTTGCCGTTGCCGCAGCTTCACCTGCTTTTGCAGTTCCCTCCAAAGCTCTTTCAGCGGCTCTTGTAACTCCTGAAGTAACAAGCTTTTTACCAACTTTGGGAAGTATTTTGCTTGCTATTCTTGTACCGGTAGCCATAGGACCAACGGGTGTAAACCATGCTATCCCATTACCGAGAAAGTCGGCAATTTTATCAGCAGTTGTTAAAGAATGAGGTTTTATATCATTGGGAATTACATAATCAAGCAAACCAAATGTTATTGCATCACCCAATCCGTAAGCAGCATTTCCTAAAATTCTTCCTACATCTTCATCAAAGTGTATATCTTTCCCCAAATATTCCATCGAAAGTTCTCTTGCTCTCTGTATCTCATCGGGAGAATAATTGCCTGGATTTAATTTAACATCTCTGATAGTACTGATAATATCACCAATTGAAAAAGAATTTCTCGGTCTTGGAACAGGTTCCATAAACTGACCTACCTGATAAAAATCAACAGGCATAGGTCTTGTCATGCTATTTACATATATTTCTCTATTGTTGAAATAAGGCTGAGGCATTATTTATCTCCTATCGTTGCGGTTGTAAAACTAAATGAGAATTAATACCGGTTCTCGGTGTGTTGTAAATCAATCCTTCAAGGTCATAATAAGCAGAACTGAATTTATTATTTTCACGAGCTTTATTTATGGCTCCGAAGTTAGGTTTAAAGAATTTGCTTACATGTGGTCCGTAATACTCTTGTATTTGAGCATCATAAAGCTTATTTAAAAATGCTCTGTATAACGGAGCAACATAATAAGGATTGACTCCTCTTTCCAGTAATTTATTCCAAGCATCAAGCAATTCACTTGATGTTTTTAAGTTATTAATGTTATCTATGTATCCTTTTTCTTCTCCTCCTCCTCCGACAATTTTTCTCCAAGTCATATTATTAGCGGCTTCTTCAGGAGTAGCGGGTGTTATTATATGTCCTAAACTACTCATATTGTTCCGCTCGTCAGGAGTCAAATACGTGTAGTATGTGTCACCGTTATTATCTCTTACTCTGTAATAACCTGAATTTTGATGTTGCAAAGTTTCATATTGTTTTTGTCTCCAATAGTTTTCCTGTGCTATCTTTTGTCTTTCTAAAGCAGCCTGGAGATTATGCCATTCCCTTTCTGCAGCTTGTGCTTGTTGGAATTTAGAATAATCACTTTCTATAGCGGTTGCATTCTTTAATGCTTCAAGAAGAGTGTAATTACCGACGGGAACATTATTATCTAAGAATAATTTGTCTTTATCTCCAAACAAATAATTTGGATTTACTTGAACTTGAGCTAATTGTTTTGCAGGACCATAAGTAAAACTGTTAACGGCAGTTTCATTATACGGAACAAAATACTTTGAAAATTCAAAAGCTCTTTGTTTTGCAATTTCTTCATCATGACTTCTTTGATTCAAAGCAACTCTCGGAACATATCTTAATGTATCATTTGAATCAAAAGGATTACTTACGGTTCCTCCATAGTAAGAAGCATATTTACTCCATTCTTCAGGATTTACTACACTGAAATCTTTTGCAAAAGCGGCTCTGTTTAAATTTTGAGCTTCGGCAAATTGCTTCTCATTTAATCCCATAGTTCTGTTAAAATTTTCAACTTCTTGCTTGAATTGGTCTTTTTTGAAAGCCAATTCCTGATTCCATCTTTGAGAAGCTTTTGCTTCAGCCATTGAATTCTGCAATGCTTGTAAAAATACACTTGACCAATCTTCACCAGCCATTTATCACCTCATTAATAACCATAAGGATTATTGTTATTGTACGGAGCACCGTAAAAAGAAGCACGATTATTACCGAAATTGCTTGAATTATTGGTATTGCCTGTAAATATTCCGTACTGATTACCTTGATTAGCAAGCATTTGTCCTCCGAATGTTCCCAAGAGTCCTGCTCCTGCTTTTAGAAATGATTCGTAAGGAGCATTTTTTGACGCATTTTCTTTTTCTTTCATAGCAGCATGAATCTGATAAGCATTAAGTTGTTGTCCTGACCAGTCTTTGGAAAGTCCAAACATATTAGCGGCATTGCGTACTCCTTGAGCATACATATCAGCCATCATTCCCGATTGAGAATCAAAAGCTTTTCTTTGTATGTCATTCAACATTCTTCTGTATTGCGATGAAGAAGAAATACCCGTAGCTGCTAAATTCCTCATGGTATCGGTCATAACATCATATTGTCTTCCGACATTAGCTGCCATTTGTCTGTACCAGGGGGAATCCGCATCCATGAACTGTTTACCGTAGTCATACATTTCATTAGAACGAGTTCCTGCAAGATTAGCAAAGTTCATTATGTCTTTTCGCTCTTGACCATAATCCAAGCGTTCTTGTCCTAATCCTCCTATTAAACCCATTAAACCACCAATACCTGCTCCGATAGGACCAATAGCACTACTTAAAAAATCCAACATGTTAATCCTCCTTCAATGTAAAAGCGGGGGAAATTACTTTACCATCAACGGAAGCTACCACAATACGGTAATCATTATTGCCATATTTAACCACTTCAAATGTTTTGTTTGAAGTTATATTAGAACTGATGTTTTTTATTTCAGTTTTCAATTCAGTCAATTCCTTATAAATACTATCCACAATATACTGTAAATTATCCGTTTTTGCAATAGGAGCTTGCATTATCTTAATCCTTTCATTAAACGATAAATGATTTCAATAGCTTTAAAAACAAATCTGGTAGGAGAAGACGATTGAGTTATTTTTAACTGTAAAGTTTCAAAATAACTGTAGGTTAAACTGCCTTCCTCACTTCCTACGGAGGTCGTAGGAGCATTATTATTTATTCCGTAGTATAAAGTACCACTTCCGCTATATTTGAGCTTCTGAAGCCTTTTCTTTTGTTTTACCGCTCCTAATGAAATGAGTTTACTTATCCATGTAGTAGCGGCAAAATTACCTCCGTAAAATTTTTTCAAAGAAGTTCCCGTACTGTAATACACATTTTGATTATGGTCAATGAACAGTGTAGAAGTACTATTGGCAGAGTTGGGCGCAAACTTCCAATACCACCATGATTTTCCCGGTATGTAATAAACCATAGCAGATTCGGTATAAGTATCAAAAAATACAAACGATTGTTTTTTTTCATCAAAATAAGTATAAAGTTTGGTATTCGAGGTAATAAATTCTTTCCATGAAATAGCCGTATTACTTATTCCTGAGTTTACTCCATTCTTATTTCTGATATTGTAACTCAATTCGGTAATATTTGTTGTATCGATTATGTAAGCTCCGTTATTGGTACAAAATAACAATCCATACTCGGTAGTCAATATACTGCTTTGACTTAATAAATCATATCCCGTCCAAGTTTGGTCTATGCTCAAAGTATCGGGGTTAATTTTCCAAATAACATTATTACTGAATACAAAAATAGTACCTCTGAATTCACCGATTCCTTTTGGAACATTTCCCAAAAGAACATATTCTTTATCCCATGAAAAAGTATCATATTTCAAAGGTTGACTCATTAAAAGCATTCTGGAAGCTTCAGGCTCATCAGCTATGTAATTGTTTATTGTAAATAATCTGTTACCGCTATAAACTCCGTAAGTGTAATTAGGTACTATAGTTGTCAAACTTTCTGAAATACCCGTAAGAGATTCATAAGAAGCTCCCCAATTACCGTAATCTACATGAGTAAGTTTAACTTTTTGTTGTGCTTCATCCCATGCGGATTCCAAAAATTCTTCGGTAAAATCCCAAGACTTTACAAGTCTGTAATAAGTATCGGGTTTTGTTTTTGTAGTATCCGAAGCTTCCGCTCTGTAAAGATTAAAACCCGTTACTCTTTGAGAAAAACTTGTAAGATAATTTAAAAGAATAAAAGTATGAATATGCAAATTAAGGCAATTGCTTGTCGGAACAATTGTTGTAGGAGTGTCATTCAATAAAGATTGCTGAAAACCTTCGTAAACCAAAGAATATTTGTAAAAATACTTTTTCGTAGTAACAAAATAACCGGCTCCTGAAGTCGGATTTATTGTAGGTCCCGTTATTTGAGAACTATAATTTGATAAGTTATTTGTTTCATATATCCAATTTGATTTTCTGACCGTAAATGTGTTTCCTTTTACCCAATTAAGAGTATTGTTAACAGGTAATCTTACTTTAAGATTATGATTATCTACCGTTTGATAACCTGTAACATTTACAGGAGAATCGATATCCACCAAATGGTCGTCAACATTATTATGTCTGACTAAAAAGCGTATTTTTAGCGATGTTCCTGAATCGTAATCAACCCAAGTAACAACTTGATTATTCCAAGCAGTATTAACAATGACATACCAAGAAGAACCATCATATCCTGTTTGAGTAACAATTGGATAAGGAGAAACTATGCCATTATTTGCTACTGCATCTCCTACCTTAAAAATACTTATGGTATAAGGATTATCATAAGTAATTTTAACGAAACCATTATGATTTACGGCAGATGCAGTATAATGTTCATAATTACCACTTCTGTCATGTATTGAAACCAAATCAACCGTATCGTAATACATTGTTCCCGTAAACAGAAGTTTGTTTGAGCTTACCGGGACATTAGTTACGGAAACTTTTCCTTTCAAACCATTATAAACATAGTCGTGATATTTGAATATTTTAGGACTCCAATTTGAATAGCGGGCAATACGCAGTTCTTTATCCTTTGGAATGAAGTGAGAAACCTGTTCATTACTGCTAATGTTAGTCGCCATTACATTGAAAGTAGGACTGAAATCATCTATAAGTTTGAATAGAAGGTTTCCGCTTAAATGAGCATAGAATAATCCCGTTGAATTGCTATCTTTTACCACAAAACTTGCTACCAAAGCATTGGAAGGAACCGTTCCCGTTCCTGTTACAGTTGAAGGCAAATTAACGGGAGTCAAATATCCTATTGAAGGGTCTATATTCTCACTATAAACAGAAGCTTCATTGGGTATATCAAGAGCATCTATTGATGTTATTATACCTTTACTGAAATCGTTTATCTGTTCTAACTGTCTCATTCTATTCCACGCATTGGTTTTAACGGAAAATCAATTACCATTTGAAGTAAACTTTTAGGTTTTTTTGTAACCATCATACTCTTTACATCATCTTCAATGGAAGGAGTTAATAAATTTTCTTTTATAAATGCTTTATGAAAATATCCCGCAGGAGTCTTTGGATTGATATAAAAAGGTTCAATTGGTTTAAATCCCGGATAAGGAGTATATTCTCCATAAGAAGGTAATTTAGGCATGGTGTTTACATTAGTCGGAATATTAGGAACATACTCTTTCGGAACAAAAGGTTTTTCAACATATTGCAGAGGAACAGGAGGGTCGGGAAAAGGAAGCAAACCCGTACCCTCTGCGATTCCTCTGCCGGGAGAGTTATAGGGTCCTAAGGGAATATCTAATTTGCCTATTGATTCAGCAGGAGCTTGTTCATAAAACACTTTACCGTTTGAAGAAGAAGCGGGTAAACTTCTTATTTCATTTGGTCTGTATTTACGATAAATTTCATCATATAATTCATCTCCGGGAAATAATTGCATGGGGACATATTCATTTGGGTCAAGAGAATCTTCAGGATGATATTGAGTCCACACATACAAAGGTTTATTAGGTTCATTAATAACAAGAGTTCTATACTTAGGTTGTTGTGTTTTAATATCATAAGTAGGCGGTTGTCTGAAAAAATTATCAAAAAACTCCTGTCTGAATCTTTCTCTATATCCACCGGGATAATTTGAATCGGATATTTTTTCCCAAAGATATTCACGAGGAAATGTACCAAAAGGTTTTTTCCTAAATTGTTCTATTTGCAACTTTTGTTGCTCATCAAACAAAGATGTTCTTTTAGGAGGGTCATCATACCCTTGTTGACGAAACAATTTTTCAAGTATTGTCATAAAAGTTTTCCTAAATTAAACATTAATCCGACACCTATCCACATATCCCACTTGCTATTAACCATTCCATAACCACCACCTACACTTAACCCATAGGTTAACAAAGGAGTTTTGACAATGGTATTGGTAACCGTAATAGTTTCTTTAACAACGGGAAGTTTATAATCCAGAGTACTCTTAACAATTGTGTTGGGATGAAAGGGTAGTGGTGAAGAAAGATGAATATTAACTTTGACGAGGGAATCTCCGACTACTGTATCTTTCTGTGCTATGAAGTTTTTAGGTGTCGAAATAAGAGAGTCTTTATAATACTCCAATGCTTCCTTAAGCAGTACAGTATAGTCAATGTACTTAGTCGAATCTATCACTATTGTCTTCGTCTCCATCTTCTGTATAGAAGTGGATACGGTAGATTGTCCTTCTATGTACACTGTGTCGATTACTTTGAGTGTATCTGATTGAACAATAATCGGTTCTCGTACTTGTTCTTTGTAAATTAAATAGCCAATTAAGACTATTAATACTGACAGTAGTATATAGATACTTTTCATAACTCATAATCTTTCCTTGATAATTTTCATGATTTTGGTTACTGCATCCTTACCAAATATCTCATAAGACAAAACCGAAAGACTCATTACTACTAATGAGTCCCCGATTAAAAATTCAGACTTATACAAATATACAATAAGAATCGATAATAAAGCCAATATATATCTTGGTCTTAACCATTTAGGACTGTACCGATTGGCAATTTCCGTCAGTATTAAAACCATTATCGCTTTTACCATCAGTGGAGTTAATTGTTCGAGTATCATATAAATACCTTTCTATTTCACCAATATTGAGAATCATATTTCTGATATCTTTAATTGCTTTACGGGTCCTTCCGATTCACTATAAATCGTTCTTAAGTCCGACTTAATTTTAGCCAAATCAGTACGCAGTCTTGCTTTACTGTACATTGCGTTTTCTCTTTCTTGATTCCTGCATTTCCTTTTGAGCTTTTGCCCATTCCAATGTACCCGCATGTTCTTTATAAAAATCAGCCGAAGCATCGTTTGTTCTTCTTATGGTTTCTACAAGTTGTGCTTGTAACTCTGCAATCTGTTCCGTTACTTCCGTGTGCCTTTGTGTAAAATGGTCGTTTAAGACATTTCGCAGTTCCTCAAACAAAGATACCATTTTAGATTCAAGATTGGTAAATCTTGTCAAATAGTTGGTTGTTATTTCAACATGTTGTTGTCCTATATTTGCCTGAATTTTTTCAATTGTTTGAATTTTTGTATGTAATCCTTTCAAATACCAAGATAACATTCCCGATATTAATCCCGCACCTGCCGTGATAATACCGATTGCAATTGTCAGTAATTTCAGATATAATGCTTCGGTCATTTTACCATCCTTTCAATAATCGTATGAAATGTTAAATGCAATTCCGTAAAAAATATAAATGGCTATCAACAAATAGTACCATTCAAAGTACGGATTGAAGATAGCCACCGGGAGAAACAAAAAGATGAGAGAAGTGCTTTTACAAAAGTGCCACCCGTTTATCATAAAAGACAAAGGATATCTGAACAGATAATACAAGACTTTAACTAACCAATCAGGTAACTTGGAAGCTAATATCTTTCTTATCAAATAGTTTTGTTCAGTCCACCATTTAAACTTAAAGATAGTCATAAATGGTTTGTATTGAATAGTATCTTTTTCGGAATCAAATAAAGCCGAAAGTACTACACAAATTAGTGTTACTATTATAAACTCTGTCATGGCACAAATACCTCATAAAAGCAATTAGCTTTAGAGATTCCTTTTTCCATCAACCAATCCGAGACTGAAAAACCGGGACATAGTGTCTGCTGTCTTTTATTCCAACTTGCATAATCAGGAAACTCTCTGTGTCCGCCAATCAAAATATTAGGATTAGACTTTATCAATTCCTTAAACAGATACAAAAGGACTTCTTCCTGTGTTTTTGACATAGAATATCCTTTAACGGTCTCAAAACAAATATGAAGAGCCTTAACTCCGATATATTCTTCGTTAGACTTTATTCCTCTTGCTCTTTCCCACCAGGTATTACCCGTTCCGAGACATCCGTTTACTCTTGTTCCTATCGGGTCAAGATATTCAATCAAACCATCATCATTTAAGAATAAATGATAACCATCTTTAGACCATCTCAATTTAACCTTATGATACCAGGAAATCCTTTCAGCTGTAGTGTCGGTATTTGCCACTCCGACATAATGAAGTATCACATACTTAATTCCTGCTTTTTTAGATTTAGTAACTATATCTGCTACTTTAGTTTTTACATCGTTTGTCATACATACCTCTATTTCTTCTTTAGAGCCTCGTAGTAAGGCGATTGATTGTTAAGCATACATTTACCTATCCTTCAGTCTGTTCGTCTCTTATAAGCCCTAATTTTGAACATATTAAGTCAACCAAGTAATTATCCTCATTCCAAAGTTGATACTCTTCGGGTGAGACTTCCAATGTATGGATGTAAAGAGTATTGTTTTGGGAATCTTTCAAAAAGATTCTGACATCACATTTAGTGAATAGTTCTACATTGGTTACTTCTATATTCGCTTTAGTGGCATAATAAGTAACATTACCAAGCTTGACTATTTGAAAAGGTCTTATGTTAAGTGTTGTCATTGTTACCTCATGTAATTTAAGACTTTTGTTATTTCAGTACTTGTTAATACTGAAGAGAAAAATGCCAGATTTAATATTGAACCGTCAAAATATGCGGAAGGACTTACCTTCAAAGCGTTTGCATTAAAAGGATTGGTAGAAGTCAATACAAAATATCCGAATTCATCCATCCCTATAGGTTGTGGTATTAAGTCCTTATCATAGTAATCAGCAGTAGTCCATGTTCCCCCGTTTAACAAAATAGTACCATCGTATCTAAGACTAATCTTATCGGTATTATTTAACTCAAGTACGGGTTGAGTAGTTGCTACAGTTCTCTTTAGTTTAATCACTATAGTCTTTACAGTAGCCATAGTACCTTTACCTATAAGACTATCGCTATTAGCAGAAGTAAATACTACCTGTTTAGAAGTAATAGCAGGTCTGTTCGCTTTAGTACCTTGTCTTAAAGAATAAGTTGAATTATAATCTTTAACCACTATCACATCATTTTGTGCATTACCATACGCGGTAAGATTATTACCCGCTAAAGATTTATCGTATGCAATAGCTCCGACTATATTATCCCAATCCCACCATCCTACTACTTCCGCTCCTCCACCTGTTATCGCTTGCCCAATCTTGTAAGTAGTTGGGTCAAAGTTGGAGTCTTCGATTTTGGTGAAGCGGATTATTTGGATTGCACCTAATAATCCTATAAATAATTCACCATTGGATTGATTCGCACCGATATTTAATTTAGTTGCATAAATTATTTTACCTACTGATGTACAAGATACGCCTGCGTAAAGAACACCGTTTTTAGCAATTTTAATCTTATCAGTTCGATTAAATTGTGTAATAAAAGTGGTAAAAACATTCGCAGAATATGTTACATTCACATTATTAATCGCCTGTGTCGTACCATCTCCGACATTATATCTTACATAACCGTCACTTCGTAACTCTAAATAATTGGTATTATTAGAATTTAAAATACTTCGTGTTTGCAAAGAAGATGGTTTAACTGATTGAATAGTTACTATATCATAAGCCTGTGTAAGACTTATGTTATCGATGTAGCAACTACCTGCACCGTTAAGATACAACCTGATGTCTTGTCCGACTTCTGTATCTGTGCACAAAAAGTTTAACACGGCTTTCCCCCAAGCCGATGTAGTTGCGTTAAAGGTAGCTGTTTTACTCCCTATCTTAATCGTACCCGAAATATTGCTTCCCGATGCTTTATGGAATAATTCTATTGTGTATTTTTTGTCTACTTCTAATAGTTCATAATTATTTGAAGGAAGTATGACACAATTATCCGCATCCCCCGCTCCTGTAGAAGTGATAAGCATGCTGTAAGTACCCTGATACTTATCATCAGAAGAGACGGTTAAAGAATGATTACCGTTTTGACCCCAGTCACAAACACCCGCTTCGAAGTCTCGGTTCGTAGAATGTCTGATTAACTCCCATTCTTCCGTAGCATCAAGTTTCCGGTCTTCTCGGATGTTGATGATGTCGATGTAAATATTCCCCGATGCAGTAAAGTACAGTTTATCTGTTGTAGCCGTAAATGTTCTTACAACAGTGTTCCAGTAGTTGGTCGATTCTAAAACCCCATAAGAAGTATCACCCGTGTCATTTCCGATATTTATCCCGTTATCGGAATAACATCTTATCCGTAGCTTGTATTTTTTGCCTATGGTTAAACCTGTGTAGTAAATGTATTGGTCGTTTCCACTTAGCTGTATCACATAAGTTCCCGTACTTCCCGCAATTCCTGTTTGATTCCAAGTAACTCCGCTACTCCCCTGCCAACCCGAAGGAACAGAACCCGTAGGAACCCAATTGTTTTGGTTTCCCGTAAGGATGTTTACGGGGAGAGCTCTACTCCAATATTGAATAGTACCGTCTAATGATGATGCTTTCTTGTTATGATATTCAGTAGGAGTAAGTTCTTTGGTATTAAACCACTCTATCACTCCTCCTGTATCGGACATGATTGTGTTTTCTTTACGGGAATCATAATTGGCAATTAAGGACTGTATTTTATGAGGAGTCCATTTGGAAAATGTATTGAATATAAAGTTTTTAAGTAAAGGTAAAAACATCTTTTTTATCCTTTAATAAGCATTACAACGCCTGATGAAAGAGTTATCGAACTTACTCTTAAAGGAAAAGACATTCCTTGCGATAAGTTAATATTCAAAATATTTGAATATCCCGTATCAAGAGTACTGTTTGATGCAGTCATTGCGGAAATAGTAGCATCCTGTAAGACTATAATTCCTACAAAATTACCCGTAACCGCTCCATCAGTTGATGTAATTGTCTTAGTACCTGTTTCTCCTAATGCTATATTAAGAGCTTCTGCTTCTGTATATTTGTTAATAGCCATGATAATTCTCTCTAAAAATATTGTTGAATGATATTTATTGTTTTATCACCGTCAGTATTAGCATATTTCTTTCCTTCAAGTACCGCTTCTTTATAATATTGTTTGCTTGCTCCGTGTTGCTGTAAGATACCTTTTCTTCTGTAATATTTCTCATATACCCCTTCGACAAGAGCTTCATGAAACATCTCGGGAATAGCGGGAGAAGAAGTCAGAGAACTTAAATCAGCGGGAACATAGACATAATAAATCGTTATTGTTGCAATGTTTGTCGGTAAAACCGTAAGCTTATCTCCGTATTCATCATAAAAGTAAATAATCTTGTTTTCTATTTTGTAAGTAATGTTATTTACTTCCACTGAACTTGAATTGTATGCTTTGACATGAATAAGTTCCTGAAAGTCGTGAGGCAAAGAATAACTTGTAGCCGTAGTCAAAGTCAAATTACTTGTCTTACGAAGTATTCTGGTCTTATAACAAAAATCTTTATAAACCCGATTTAAGTCAATTTTAATCATTGTTTCGGTATAATCGGGGAAGATTTCAAGAACTTGTTCTATCATCTGTTTTAAGGTCATACAAGCCCCGCTATTATTTCAAAAGCAGTAACAGTAAAGCTTGTTCCGCCACGAAGTAAAATATTGTCAGTATTTATATTCCAAATAGGAGAACAAAAAAATGCTCCTACTTTCCCAAAAAAAATAACAAAATTTTGACCGTTAATTGTAAAAGTCATTCGGGGACCTAAAGCTTCAGTATCCGCTCCTCTTGCCGTTAACTTAACAAAAAGAAAATTAACATATTGAGCATTTGATAAAGTTAAAATCTGACCTAATGGAACATTATAATCACCATCAGGGTTAAAAGTTTTCTTTCTGACATTATTGGCATTTGTTCCTATTAAAAGTTCATAAGAACTACCGCTCGTAGAATCAATATTTGAATGTATTCCTTTGACCTTTTGATTGGTATCCGTAAAAGTAATTTCTTCTACGGGTATTACCTGAATATTCGAAATAATGCTGAAATTAGCCATTGATAAATCCTTGTATTAACGCCGTTAATTGTGTCTGCAACGAAGAAGCTAAAACTGAATTTGTTTCGGTATAAATCTTTACTCTGTTTATAAGAGTGGTTATTCTTTGTACTTCCGATTGCACTAAATTCTGATAATTTTGCACCTTTGCCAAATATTGTTGAACTTCCATTTCAAGGTCTGCTCTTACCTTTGAAACTTCAGCACCATACTTTGAAAGTTCAGCCTGATATTGAACATTATATCTGGTTACTTCAGTTTCTACAAGTGCTTTATATTTAGCAAGCTCCGATTGGAAAAGAGCATTTGCATTTTGAATATCTTCGTTATATTTAGCCACTAAAGCTTGTTGTATTTGCAATTCTCCCGCTGCTTTTTCAAGGTCTTCATCAACTCTTGTATATGTTTTTGCGTTATCTGTGGAAAATTCAGAAACAGCCTGAACAAAAGGATTTATTGTACTCGATAACGGAGCAGGAGCTAATGTAAATGTAGGAAGCGAAGTTGCCACCGTAAATGTCTTAGAAATCGCTGCAGGAGCCGTAGGAGCGTTAAATTGCAACGAAGCTATATCAGTAGTCATCTTATCAAGAGAACGCCATAATAAGCCCGTAATGCACGCAAAATAAACAACTCCATCTTCTAATTCAGGAGGAAAATTTGCTATTGAAGAATCAGTATTTGCTACTTCAGGATAGTTAATAGCAAAAAGGGTAGCGGAAGAGTTTGTCGGATAAACATGTAAGTTGTCTCCCTTAATTGTATAAGCCGGTGTTAATGCCGTTGCATAATGAATAGAAGTACTATCGGTTACTTGTGCTACTTTACCCGGACTTATACTCTTAGCATCATATCCTCCAACCGTTATTCCAATCAGTTTTTTGTTCCATAAAGAAACAGAATTGGTAAAATTTATTTCCTGTGCATATCCCGCAAGCTTAGCGGAAGGTATCTGCACAAGTATAAACTTAGCTCCCGAAGTAAGCCAAGTATCCAATAATGATACAGGTGATACGGAACCAATAATTGATTCTACTCTTGTCTTAAATGTTGCCATAATGTATAAATTGGGGAGGATACACCTCCCCTCGTTTAACCGTTAGCGTATATGAACTTCAATTTACCCGATGTACCCAAGCTCATACCATTTTGATTGTGGTACAATCGATAATAAGGAGCACGAATATTTGTCAAATCAACAAGATAGAGTTTTACTCCTATTAAATGCGGATTTGTATTTGATGATGCCGTTGCTAATTGAACCCAATTGACTCCGTCGGTAGAACCTTCAACTATCAAATTTGAGTTAACATTAGCAAATGCTACGGTAACATGAATTCCTACAAGAATTTTTTTACCGCCCAAATCTTCCGTTATTGTTGGTGAAGCATGTCCGCTTGTGGCATCGGGCAAAACAGCAGTCTGACCCGATGTACCGACCAAATAACCGTTAACAGTTTGCTTAATCCATTCACCTGCTGTAATTGTAGCCATTGATTACCTCCTTATACGATTTTGAATAATGAATGGGCTTCAATCAATTCAATACCAAGACCCATATCAGCCATATACTGGTCTTTTACGCCATCATAAGCATTATCGGTTTTGATATTGGTTTTATAGCTAAAAGGTCTGTATTCAGCAAGCCATACTTTAGATTCATCTACAACAACCATATATTTGTTGTAAATTCCTCTAAGTCCGGGAGCAAATACAAGTTTAAGACCACCATGAGGAGTATCAATAGTCTGTACATTAAAACCAAGTGAGCTGGTTTCAGCTTTAGACATTTGAATATTCCAACCTGATTTCTTTATAAAGCCCGAATCATTTGACATTTTAGCCCAATATGACAATGCTCCGGCTCCACAGAAAGCAGTTTTATAACCACTATCGGGAAGATATTGGAATACCTTTTCCATTGCATCAACAAAGTCTGAATACTTGTAAGTTGCTTCAGGAAGCGTAAATACATTCTGCTTATCACCTGTTTTTGCACCGTATCTTTCAAGAGCGGATATAATACCCATTGTTGACCTTACAGTCTTACCACTTGCATCAACCAAAGTTGTTTGAGCATGATTTGAAGAAGTGAGGTCATTACTGTCAACAGTTCCTGTTTCAAGAACAATTGAACCGATACCTTTTGGTCTTACTCCTCTTAAAAGAGCGATTTCCATTTGATACTTCATTTCCTTCAAAGCTTCTACACGAAGTCTTTCAAGTTCTTTACTGTATCCTCTCAGTGCAGCTTTGTAAAGAGTACCGGTTACTTCAACTGATTTTTTAAAGATTTGAGTTGAATTGAATACTACCGAAAGGTCATCTGACCATGCTTCAGGAGCTTCAGTTCCCTCACCGAATGCAGTACCGATAGCATACAAAATATCGTTATTTGCAAGAGCTGAACAACCCATATTCGATACTCTGGGATTACCCATAGATTTCAAAGTAAAGGTTGAACCACTTACAGCTGATACAAAAGCTACACCTTTGTATGTCGTTTTTGTGGAATCCCAAATCTCAAATACAATGTTAAGCCAAGCATCCGATACTTCTCCTCCTAAACCTTTAATATTGTTAACGGCAAGGTTTGCAACGGTTTCTCCTACCAATCCTGTATTTGAAGACCATGCAGCCGGAGTACAGTTCAAATCGGCTTTTGCATCCAAAAATTGAGACCTGTGCTCAAACATTTTGAAATCAGGGTCCTTTACTTCTCTTGTTCCTTTGTCCAAGAGCATGGTTGTAAAGGGTGATACAGAAGGATACAATTCCTGTACTCTCATAGGTGAGACATAAAAGTCCCTCCTGTCGGTATATAGAATACCTGTATTAGCTAAAGCTTTTACTGCCATATTTTATCTCCTTTGATTTTTCCAACTATAAAGACCTAACGAATCATTAAATCTTTGTTCATCGGAATAATTTCTGTTAACTTGCATTGTTGTTTGTGCAACGGGAGGTACAGGAGACCATTTGCGTTGAGCTTGATAATTAGGTTCAGCAATTTGCCTTTTTTTAAGCCTGTATAAATCAACCAAATTATCCATATTAATTGACCGATTATCACTGAACATTTGAACAAACTCAAGAGCTTCATTTTGGTTAAGCCCGTACTGCGCCGTTAGCATTTGATAAGTTTGTTGCATAATTTGTTTTTGCTGTTGCTCAAAAGCTAATTGCTGCTGTTGAGCAATGTAAGCTTGTTCACGATATCTGTCTTTTTTAACCAGATATTCGTTTAGCTGCACATTGTACTCATCTCTCTCAACCCTGTATTTAAACGAAGGAGAATCAGGCTCGTTATAAGCATCGTAATCATTGTAACCTTCGGGTCTTACGGGAGCTTTTGGCATAACAAGCTCTTCTTCGGGATTTTTAGGAAATTGTTTTTCAACAATTTGCTGCTGTAATAAAGTAAGCGCTTCAGGATTTTGATTGATGAATTGTATCATCGGCAAATACTGTTTATAGGCAGCAAGTTCAGCTTGTAATTTATCATGCTGACTTTGCCAATATCTGTATCTTTCATCAGCCGTATTTGCAGGTTGTCCCTCTTCCGGTTGTGCAGCAACCTCTTCAGGGTATTCCACTAACATTTCAGTCGGTCTGTCAGACTCTTGCGTTTGTTGCGGAACATAAGATTCGTCAATCGAACCAAATAAGTCTTGTATTTGGTCGGCATTGACATTTGCGTTATTTTCTGGCATTGGATTTTCCTTTGGTTTTGTTTTTTAATCGTTCTCTGTCTAATTGCATATTCATTCGCAATCTTTCGGTATTCATATTCAGTTCATCTTGCATTCTCTTTAAATAAAGTTCCTGAACCGATTTACCCATAGATTGCATTTCCGAAAGTCTGCTTTTAAATTTCTCAACTTCAACTCGTTTATTAGCCGCTACTGCTTCACGATGAGCGGTTTGTAAATCACCTTTGATTTGTGCAAGTTCATCTTCAAGTTGTTTTATGTATTGATGTGCTTGTTGCAATTCATTCATACGAGATTCAACGCCTTCAATATCCACAACTTCAGTTTTCTTAAGAGCTTCAAGTCTGTCAATAAGACCCATTTTGTACATTTCCATATAGTATTCAAGTTGTGCCCATCTGTTAGACGGAAGCATACTACCTGACACTACAACAACATCATATCGTCCTACGGTAACATCATTTAATCTGTATTTCATTGATTGGTCAACACCATCATAAGGAATATTAATTTTAGTTTCTCTGATTATTCCCGATGGGTCAAGCAATCTGAAAACTCTCGGCGAATCATAATAATTTTGAATCATTTCAACAAGAACTTTTGCAAATTCAGTAAGAGCCGCTTCAATGTCCGCTTGTTTAGATTTGATTCTTCTTTGACCAAATTCATCCAATGAAACTATTCCTCTGTAAGTAGGAGGAGCATCGGAAGAATCTCCCTGTTGCAACGGATATACACCAAGAATTTCTCTTATATCGTTTCTTGCATCAATTTCATTTTTATACAATTCATTAGGCAACGGAATAGGACCCGCTACAATAGGCATTCCCAATTCAGCATCAAATTCAATAACTCCCGTTCCCGCTCTTCCCCATTCTTCGACAAGTTGTTTTTTATCAACGGCTCCTCTTGGTATTAACAACTTAGTATTTGTTGAATTTGCGGCATGTGCTATGATTAATGACCTTATCTTGTTGATGTATTCCTGAATAGGTCTTACAAATCTTACATCACTCATCGGATAAGGATTGTTGTTATGATGATTACATAAAGTTAATAGCGGGATAGAAGAGATAGGGAGAACCGTAGAAAATATCGTTGTATTTGCTATTGATATGACTCTTTGAATTTTAACAGCTGTATATGTATTAACAATAATCATTTGCTGTTCAATCAATGTTTGCATCGGTACGGGAATTAACTGCTGAGTGGAATTCGGAATCTCAGCAGGATTCTGTCCTGTCTCCTGTCCCGAAACAGGTATTGGTTCCGCTTGAGGATTAGGTTGTCCCGTATTTGGGTCAATTTGCATCTCATAATGGAATATCTCTCCTACCTGCTCATAAAGCTTTGAAAACATTTCAATATCTTCAGGCTTTACAATGGGTTGTGGTTGATTCTCCCGTACTAAAATAAATACCTGTCTTTGAAGTACATCGGGTAATTCTTGGTCAGTAATATCCACTTCTTCCCAATTACTCATCGGTTCGGATAATCTGTAAGTGTTAAACTGTACTTTTGAATACCTTTCAAATACATCGTATTTGTTGTGATAAGTATCCGAATAACTATCAATTACATCCTGAGCGGTATCGGAATTAATTCTTGTAGAAGAATATTTGTTTCCGTTTTCCATTGTGGTTTGTAAACCGCTTAATATTTGAAGTATTCCCGGATATTGAGCTTGTATCTGCTCCGATGTTTGCACTTGATGTATGATTATGTGTGCTGCATCCGCAAAATGAGGGTCTTTTGAATTAGGGTCGGGATATACATCTAAAGGGTCAACATAAGCAATTTTAATTTCACCCTTGCCGAAATCATCATTAGGGTCATAATAAGCCAATAAATGACCTCTTCCCTTAGTGTAATAATCTCTTATGGTTTTTTTGAAAATTGCATTTCCTTTACTTCTTTCCCATATATAAGCCAATATATCCGCAAATACTTTTGCCGTTTTAGTATCACTGTCTTCTCTGCCCGTAGCCGCAAATCTGGGTTTATTAGCGGTTAAAAGAGCCACTACTTGCTCTACTGCAGGTTTAATAACATTGACTACTATCGCAGCCTGACCTCTTTTTTTCAGCTCAAGTTCTTGTTCATGGGTCCATTGTATTCCGTTTTCAAAATTTCTGTCTTCGGATACCTGATATGCCCATTCACTTTGAGCTGATTTGTATTGTTCAAATAACTTTTTGGTAAGTTCTGCTTCTTCATCAACATCATTTCCGATATCGATTACGGGAATTTCTTCTTCTTTGCCGGTGAGTAATGAGTAATGATTCATAAAATTCTCCAATCCAATTGCAACATAACATTATTTTCTTTTTTTGTCAAGTAGTTTGTTGCTTCATGGTATGGAATATAAACATTTTTATTTGCATAATACCAAGCATCGAGTAAATCATCATGTTTTCCTCTCGGATAAGCAAGCAATTCATCCACAAATTCCTGCATATCTCTTGTTAAAAATACCTTTTTGGAAGCAAACATCGGTTCCATTGATTCTAATCTTGCGGATTTACTTGTTCTCGGATTTTCTTTTATTTCCATGCCGGGAATATAAGTCTCTTCTCTTAAATAATCCCTAATCATTTCCTGATAGCCAACAGTTTCTATCCTGACTTTCTGAGGTTTATATTTTGAGTACCATTCAACTATTGCTCTGGTTAATTCCATAGGTTTTACTCTCTTTCTGAAGTAAGGAAGAGCATATCTGTTCTTTTCAGAGTCAATAGCGACGGGAAAAATAACGGAATAGTCCGCTGTTTGTTTCGTGGAAGAAGCCGGGTCAACACCCATAAAAACATTCACGGGTATTTGTTTATCGTCCATAACAATAAACCCCATTCCGTCAATATTTTCGTATTTATAATCGGCAAATTGTATGTATTCAGGCTTAAATATTTGGTCTTCATCGCCTATAACAGTACACATATACTCTTTGTAAAACATTGAAAGTCTTCCAATCTCTTTATAAGAGTTCATAAGAGCATCCAAAGACTCCAAAGACCTCATTTCTTCCCATATAGACCTTCTTACACCGTTTTCTTCGACAATATAAGAAGTTTTGTAAGTAGTCCAATCGGACATTTCCGATAATTTCATTACCAAACACTTCTGATTAAGCGGAGTACCAATTACCACTACTTTGTGATACCTGATATCCATAGAAGGAAGTGCAGCCTGAAGCAACCAAGTCAAATTTTGTTCCATCGCTTCATCAGTTTTTGTGTTTCCTTCGTCTTCAGGGTCGTCTAAAACGATTAAAGTAGGTCTTACACCGTTAATATTTAACCCTCTTAAAGGTTGTAAAAGTCCTCTTGCTATAATCGTACTGCCATTATCAAGAATAATTCGGTCTTCTCTCCAAATAACTGCATTTTGTTCACCGTGATAACCGTGTAAAGTTCTAAAATTTTGGTTATATTCGAGAATATCCTTGATTCGTCTGATACGGTCCAATGAATGTTGCTGTGTTTTTGAGACTATTATGACTAATTTTGGCATTTCAGGCTTATGAATGAAGATATGCCATAAGGGATATATCTCACCCACTATGGTAGTTTTCCCCAATCCTCTCGGAACAACGATATTACACTGCTTTTTTTCGTCATCCAGGAGAATTTTTTCCATTTCGTAGTGTGCTTCGGAAGGTTTATAGTAAAAAGATTTTGTAATTACCTTGCCGTAATCCAATAAATGTTTGTCAAAATGAGCTAAAAGCTTATCCTTCAATCGATATTTCCTTTAATATCTTCGAAATATTGCCTTCACTGTCAGTCGAATGAGTCTCTCTGATAACAGTTTTAGCATCCATTCCTAAATATTTGCCCAACAATTCAGCAGCTTTAAGAATAGCAAAAGCATTTCCCTTCTTTTTGGCAATTACTATCGCATCATCTATTAAATTCACCACTTTACCTTCGTCAACATTTAAATCCGACAGTCTTTCAACTAAAGATTTTTGTACCATTTGTCTTACTTCAGGTTGATTCATAAGATTCTTCCAAATCAAATTAGTATTTCGATATTTCAATCCCAAGATATTACCGATAACATCGGGATTAATAGTGCTATTCGTTAAAATACATGCTACTATGTAATCCACTACAATCGGAAATCTTTTCTTTTTTGTAAGCTTTTTAGCTTTCCAATCACCGTAAGGAATTAATTCTTTATTAACTAACAATTTCTGTCTTCCAAATATACTACCAAATTCTGTTTTAATCCATAAGTCTTTGTTATATCTTTTCTTCAGTATTAACTTTACTATATAATCATCATCAGTCTTAACATATTCACTTATTTCTTCATCTCTTAAGTCTTTCCATTCTAATCCTCTTTCTTTAGCTTCTTCTATAGTATAAGCATAACATTTCTTCCATAATCTCTTACCAATCTTCTTATTATGTACTATCATATAAGTCTTAAGTCTTTAAGTATTCTTATTCGGATATCCTATATAAGTCTTAGTATTAAGTATTCTATATAAGATATTCTATATAACAATACTTATATAAGTATTAGTTCTAATATATGTTTTTCCTTGCGGGGGGAAATCTTATATGCAAAAATAACTTTTGTCAAGACTATATGCAAGAAAAAATGATAAGTGTACGAATTTTTGCCCTAAAAAATATTTTTTAAAATTTTGTTAATAGCGGGTTGATACAGTCCTACAACACTCCGAAAAAATCGTTTCAACCGTTGAAAAAACGATAAAAATTGTGTAAGACTTGAGGCGGGAAATATCCCTTCCACCTACCCACCCCTTTGTCTTTGATAATTAATTAATTCAGTTAAAAAAAAGGAGGTAAAAAATGGTGCCACAACGACTAAGAACTCGTGGTGCGATAAAGACAATTGATAGACAAACGGGGAAAGAGATAGTTTGTCTTTTCGATTGGGAAACCACGAAGGATGGTGAAAAACTCAAAGGGCTCTACGTTTACAATGGTTCGTCTTTTGAGTATCGACTCTTGGCGTGCGAAGATATAAGTATAGAGGAAGCACGCAGAAGGCTCGAATCTGCTTGGGAAAACCGAGCGGATATGTCCCTCTATATGGGGAAGAAGTAATTCTTCCCCGTATGAACTCGATAGCCCCTGGATTCCACACAAAAGGGTTTTCGGGGGCTGTCAATTAATTAACAAAAAACAATCAACAAAAAAACAATCGGAGAAAGCCATGAAAATGCAAGAATATAAAAAACTTATTCGCAACTTATCATCATTGAACGATAGAACAACTCTGGAGTTAATAACTCCGGAGTACGGATTCAACATTACCGGATTAAATGGGCGACGTCCTATTGTAACCTTCGACAATAGAAAACTTCCCCATGGGGTTTATTGCCTCAGTGGGGAGTTAATACTCATCGAGGAAGAATCAAAAAACTTTTACCAATACGAAACCGAACTTCAAGGGTTTGTTGGGTTAGGGAAAATACCGTTAAAATTCATCAAACAATTCCTACCCAGATATGTTCAAATTGCACCTCTTTTCCCAACTCAAGACTGCTTTGCGTATATTAAATACGCAAAATCAGTGCTGGGTTTTAGACCCACATTTGGATTGTTAGAAATAAAAATGTCGAACAGCAAATGTGTTATCGTGGAAACACAACCGGCATGCGTTTTAAGAAATCCTGCAGTATCTGTGAAACGACTTCAAACAATCTTAATTAAAAAAGACGAATTGAAAATAAAAATGGGTTTATACCCATTATTCAATTCGACACAAATTCTTGAAGTTGAGGACATGGTCATCATTACGACCATAGAAATCGACAAAGAAAACAACATGCAATTAACAGAACATAATTTTAGACTAATAGAGGAGGAGGAGGAATAATCTTTAAGACCTGAGCAAGTCTATAAACTGCTCATTTAATAAGCCGTTGTTCTTATCAGCCCCCAAATTGGGGAGTGCTGAAAATAGTTCAACGGCTTTTTCAATTTATAAAGCTACTGACCTGAAGTCAGTACTTACCATGTGGTAAGAGTTTGCTGACATTAGTAAGGCAGTAGCTTTTGATATTTAAGGGGCATTTGAATAATGCCCCTATTTTGTAAAAGACAGCAATCAAATATAGCCCAATTTCTTCATTAGAGCCTCATAGAGACACGAACGATTCAAAGGCATACATTTATATACCCTTTGGAAAAATCGTGGCTTATAGAGGCTTTATTTACAAATAATGACATCTTTTGAAAGATGTCGCCCCTCGCTATTAACTAATCAAAAATCGGAGAAAGAAAACATGGATAAAGAGGATAAAGTGTTACTCGGAACATTAATAGCCTTCGGGCTATTGGGTATTTTGACTGCAATTACGTTTTTCATTATACAAATCGTAAGAGCAGCAGAACTATAACTAACAAAATCACAAACCAAAAATAATCGGAGAAAAAAATGAAAAGAATACATAAACTGGTAATCATAGAATCGATAATATTTATCGCTCTCTTCGAGCTTTTCCAAAAGCTTGTAGAAATGTGGGACATACCGGTCCCAGCTAATGAAGCAATACTTGTAACTTCTGCGGCAATATTCCTCGCAGGAATTGCGGGATATATCTTCTGGGTGATTGAAAATCACCTGGAAGAGGAGAAAGCAAATTCGCGTCACGACGCATGGGTAGATGCGTATGACGCGTTACAGTTTCACACACCCAAAAAAGAAAAAAAGGGGGAACAAAATGGATAAGTTGAATAATTTTTCGGTTGAGGTACTGACACTATTGGTGTCAGTACTAAAACTGACAAAAGAACAATTTTACAAAATTATAGAGTCTCTAACACCTGCAAAGTTGTTAGAACTCATGTTTTTCAATAGTTTGTCTTTAGAAGAACAGAATATTATTCTGTTCGATAAGACAGACGAGCAAAAAGTGCAAGAAACCAAAGAAATGGTTGATTGCACGAAAATACTCTTCCAAATGTTCCCGGAAAGGGAACAATACTGGTTAAAAGAATATTCGCATGCAGTAAAAGCATGCAAGACTCTTCAAAAATCAGTTCAGGAAACGCTGGAATTTCTCCTCGATAATCTATCGGTTATTGCATTAGTAGCTCAGGATAAAGACCCTGACTACTTTGCAAATATGCCGGTAAATATCCATATACTGAAAAAGTATATGGATTTGATAGAAAGGGGAGAAAACGACATAATCGGGGAAGTGAAAAGAATTTTAGAGTCATAATTTCTCCGGTTGTATGGTGAGGCTCCGAAAGAAATATTTCAAGTAGGAGCCTTTTTTTTATTTCAATTGAAAGGAAAAAAATGAACAAAAGATTCGTAATATCTTTTTGGTTAGGTAAATTTGTAGTAAAAGAATATAATGTTTCAAATAAACTTAAATCAAAAAGAACATTTAAAAGAGTCAATGAATTTATCGAGTACTTAAAAAGAAAAAATGAGGAAAGATATGGAAATTGAAAATAGAAAAGGAAAAACAATATATTGTTTCTATACTCCGGCAGAAATGACGGATGTATTGAATCAATATATAAAATTAAAAGCGGTTGAACGAAGGGTATTTCGTTATAACCGCGATACCTTGCAAATAAAAAAGGTAAGTAATACAACAAATGTTTATCGGTATCATCTTATTTATCAACCGAAAAATTATAATGAACCGATAACGTTGTTGGAAATCTATATCGAAACTGATTATAAAGGTTTTCCCATAAGGAATAAACCGATAAGAGTCAGTGTCGATTATTGGATATCGAGACGGTTAGAACCTATTGCTCGAAGATATAAGTATATCGTTCATGATATCCTTAATGAAAATAAGAATTTAATCGTTTCTTACATCCATGAAAGGAAACAATCATGGAAATAGAAAAAAGGAAAAAACCCATTAAAGAAATTACCGAAGAAGCTCTTTATAACTGGCTTCTGAAAAGAGCTGAAATGAATACTTACAGTTATTCGGTAGGTAATACTTGTCATGTTCGTGGCAGAACACCACCGATTATGCCGATAGAAGAATATAAACATATTCTTCGTAAAAATCCCGAATGGTTTCCTGAAAAAGACAAGATAGTCATTCCTTATATCTGTAAGTATGATGTAAATACTCATATTCTTTCTTTTACAACACAATTTGTAGATGAAGAAAAAATTGAGAAAATCAGAAGAATGTTTAGAATTCTTACCAAAGAGATAAGGATATTAAAATGAAAATCGAAATAAAAAAAAATGATATTCGTAATCTTCATCATAAAGTTGAAGAATGGATAAGCAATCAATCTTCGATGTCTATGTATTATTTTTCGGTGAATACGATTTGCTATGATTTTAATATGGAAGAAATATCGTTGGATGTTTATTTGGAAAAATACAGTGAAGAAAATATTGAATATTTTCCCGAAACAAACTCTATCATTGTTCCACATATTGTAAGATATAACTATATTACGGAAAAAACTAAGTGGTTTGATGATACAGTTGATACTGAATTGGAGAGAATATTTGAACTTTTAAAAGAATATATAAACTACATGAGGAGAAAAAAAGATGAAAATCTTAGAAGAAAACATTGTATATCCGTTAACTGTGAAAAGTAATTCGGCAATTGAGAAAAGATATAAAACATTGTATGATATGTGTCTCAGTATAATGAGAAATATTTTCTCAACAATGCCGCCAATAACTACCGATAATCTTACCACTCATCCGATTGGGAAATGGTACAAAGAGATTTACGGGAAAGATTTAGAGTCATTGGCTCAAGTGTACATCTACAACAATCCAAAAACAATATTAGATGTATCAATCGATTTGGAAGAGTTTCCCAATCTTAAAAAAAACAGGAATTCGAAAGGTGTAAGACTTAACAGACAAATCTCAAAATGGTTTCATAAATTATGGAACTATAAGCTTACACAAAAAGAACTTTCCGAAATAGGAAATGTTCTTGATTCGAAAGAGGGAGAGACGATTATATATTTCAGAGTCTTTAATCCGAGAAAAGAAAAAATATGGCTTGCGGGTGAATACGGAGATTCCAATTCCTGTTTTTGGAACGGTCGTGTTGATGCGAGAGAAACGATAATAAGTAATGAAAAATTCAAAGCTCTGTTGTTTTATAAGAAAAATCCTCCCGCTGAATTCTTAACCGACCATACTCATTTATATATGGAAGGTTATACTCTCGGAAGATGTTGGTTATTTGAGAGAACAAACGGAGGTTATATTCTCTTTAACGGTTATTTTAACGGTAAAAACCTCACTTTGTTTAATCTCAAAGAAGCAATATCTGAATTTCTGGATACGGACTTTGAGTATATTACCTTGATTAACAAGGGACATGCGAAAGACCGTATTTGGATTAATGAAGAAGGTCACGGATATTTATTTTCCGATGATGCTTCCGAAATTGCTTCCATTGATTTGAATACGGATATTGTTCGAATTAAATGCACTCATTGTGGAGAAGAAGATACACCGCAAAATTTTGTTACGAAAATTGTTGACAATGAAGAACATACATTATGTCAACAGTGTGTTAAACTTGTTAAGCAATGCGCATTTTCGGAAAAACTTTCGTTTCATCCTTATAATGTATGGACAACCGAAGACAGACCTACTCAACTCTGCCATCCTGATATAATCGAAGAAATGCTGAAAGCAGGTAAAATAGTCTTTATCAAAAGACATGGTATTTATGTAAGACCATCTTATGCAATGACCGTAAACGGACAATTGGAATGGACTGAAGACCTTATTTACAGCCACATAATGCATCAATATATACTTCGGGAAGATGCGGTTATATTCAGAGATGCAGAAGGAGAAGGATTCGTAACAAAAGAATATTTGAAGAAAGGAAAAAATGGATATACAAAAAATGAAAGAACTGATGTTTCTTCCGGAGAAGGACTTCACTACGAAGTATCCCTCTTTGCTTAAACAAGGAAGAAACCTATTTTGGGACAGAGGTGGAGTTATCCTTGCGGTAGCCCATCTCGATAGTGTGTGTAAATGTACACATGCTATAGAAGTAAAATTTCCACACAAACATGTATTTTATTCACCCGTATTGGATGACCGTTTAGGTGTATATGTTATTATGGAAGAATTGTTTGATTTGCCTTATGACATATTACTTACAACGGATGAAGAGCAGGGAAATTCATCCGCTAAAGAATTCAAAACCGATAAGAAATATAATTGGATATTTGAATTTGACAGAAAAGGAAATGATGTCGTTCTGTATTCTTTTGATGATACTGATACTCGTAACTTATTAATAGATGCAGGATTCAGAATAGGAATAGGTTCGATATCGGATATATCATACTTGACAAATTTAGGATGCAAAGCATTCAATTTTGGAGTATGTTATTACGATTATCACAGCTTGGATGCATTTGCTAATTTGAATGAATTAAAAGTTCAAATTAAGCTGTTCAGACAATTCTTTAATACCTATAAGGACATCCATTTACCTCACACTCCCGCTGTTAAAAGGAATACGGTTTATATTCCAAAATTTGATGATTTTGGATTTTCAACTCCGAAATTATTCTATCCTGAAGTGTATTACATAGACAAGCTTGTGATAGACATGGCTAATGGTTCACATAATCCGAATATTCCAATTTATCGATACGGGAATATAAAAAATGACAAGTATGAATGTGTAAAAATTACTTCATATTTTTCCGAAAAATTAATCACAGAATGGGCAGAAAGCATTACGGAAGAATACGGATATAAAATTTGTGATGAGTGTAGTGCTATATTTGTACCCACAAATTCTAAAACTTGTAAATCATGTACAAAACTAAAAAGAAAGGAGCAAAAAGATGAGCAGAAGTATTCTGTACATCGGACCGTCGGGTTGCGGAAAGACAACATCAATCCGTAATCTTGACCCGAAAACAACTTATCTGATTTCAATAATTAACAAAGACCTCCCGTTTAAAAACTGGAGGTCTAAGTATTTTGAATCTCACGGAGAGGTTCAGGGAAACCGAAAGATTATATTCAAACAAGCAGTTGGACCTGAGACCATGAAGAAAAATCCCAAAGTATTCATGGAAGCTTCCGAAACGGTCAGTAAAACTCTTAAACTTATCAGTGAACGATTGACTCATATAAAAACAATCATCATAGATGATTCGCAATACTTAATGGCGTATGAGTTCATGGCAAGAGCAAAAGAAAAAGGATACGAAAAATTCAGCGAAATAGGACAAAACTTTTTTCTTGTTCTTACTACTGCACAAGAATTAAGAGATGATATTACCGTTGTTTTTCTGCATCATGCTGAAAGTTCAGACGGTATTATCAAAGCTAAAACTATCGGTAAAATGCTTGACGAAAAAATCACCATAGAAGGTATGTTTACCAATGTACTTCTTGGTCAATCAAGAAAAGCAAACGGAAAGCTTGAGTACTATGTCGTTACTAATTCCGATGGTACTAATACCGCTAAATCTCCCATAGACCAACTCGATTTTGAAGAACCAAACGACCTCAAAATTATCTTGGATAAAATCAACGAATACAACTCATAAAAAGAAAGGAATCTACAATGGCTGTTAGTAGTATTGATAGCGGATTTAAGAAATCCAAATACATCATTATGCCCTTTACGGTTAAGAACATTGAAGTAACAATGTTTCGTACTAACCCAAATAGCGGTAAGATGGTGGATATTTCTCTTGAAATTGATATTGAAAGAGAAAAGAAAGACGGTACAACACAAACTTCAAAACTCTTTATTGACGGTAATTACAAAAAGAATATCAATAATGTAGTGGAAGGATGGGGAAGTGCTTTCAAAATCAAGGAATTTATTCTTGCATGTAATCCGGGTCTTAAATTTGAGACCGATGATGCGGGAAGAATTCCCGATGATGTATGGCAAAAATGCATCGAGAAAGAAATTTATGTTCTGAAATATCTCTCGACTAAAGATAACGGTGAAGAGCTTTATCGGACATATTCAAATTTCGATAAAGACATGCTTAAATTGGAACAGAAATTCATAAAAGATGTGTCGAAAGACAAAGTGTATAAATACACTCCTAAGCTGTCTGATGATGAATCTGTTCCTTTCCCCGAATCAGATAACGAACCGGTGATATAACATGAAAGTACCATTCTATGTCGAGATTAATTCGGAAAAGGTCAACAGAAAGGTAGTTCCTCTTGAAGAAGTACCCAAATTAGTACCTGTTTACGCAAGACATAGAAATACGCTTTTCATGTCTTATTACTTATTTGATAATGAAATCAACGACCATTATTCACGAGGAGTGAAAACAATTCGTGGATTCAGAGGCAATGTTTATTTCAGGAAACTGATAGTTGATATAGACAAAGGAAAGGATACTTCTGAATTTGTTCTAAGAAGAGCGAGAGAATTCTGTTACAGAATGAATAGTGATTATGATATTCCTTATGAGAGTATCGAATACTATTTTTCAGGTTCAGGATATCACATAGCTCTTCCTCAATTATTCAAATTTAATCCGTCAAATTCTTTACCAATATTGGTAAGTCAAAATTTTGGCAGATTATTTCCCGAAGGAGACAAAGCCGTATGGTCGTCTTTTGCTTCGATGATTCGGGTTCCTAATACATTTAACGAGAAAGTGGGATTATTCAAAATCCCACTTACTCAAGATGAGTTCTTTAACGGTAATACCGAAGATTTTAATCGGATTGCCAAAGAACCCAGATTAAATTTCAAATGGAATCTTGAACCATTCGAAAAAGATTTCACACATCTGATAGAGGAAATACCCATTAAATTGTCTTCTATTCCGAGTAACGAAAATAAAGACCAAAGTACCATTGCTACTTGCATCACGAATATGTATCGTGAAGGAGCTGAAGCGGGAACAAGACATCATAAAATCTTGAGAATGTCTTCAGCTTGGCGAAGAGCGGGATTGCCCAGAGAAGCTGTTGCTAAACTCTTAATCGATTGGGCTGATTCTTTGGAACCTTATGAAGTGAAAAGAATAGTGGACGATACATACGATAAAGGATATACTTACAGTTGTGCAGATTACTTAATGAGTAAATACTGTTCGGATAAATGTATCTTTTATCGTAAAAAGAATTATACATTGGATTTAATCACACCTGCCGATGCTGAAAAGGACTTTGTTAATTTCATCAGAAGTGATTTCGAATCAAAATCTTTTGATTTAAACGAAGCATTTCCCGGTAAATATGTCTATAAATTTTATCCCGGAGAAGTTTTTGGAATTCAAGGTCCTACCAAGATAGGCAAGTCGGGATTTATCCAAAATCTTTTAGTCAAACTTACCAGAATGAAATCGATTTATTGTACATTCGAAAACCATAAAAATTTAGCATACAGACGATTTATTCAAATTGCTCATGGTATGACTAAGAAACAGGTTGAAGAATACTACAAGCAATCGAACAATTCTCTTTCGGATAAAATCAAGCATATCCAAATGCTTGTGATTCCTCCTACGATAGAACAATTCGAAAAGATGATAATCGATAATCAACCGCAAATAGTAATCGTTGATACTCTCGATGGTTTGGATGTACCCGGAGTTACCGATATTACCGCAAAAACGAGTATTCTTGCCAATAGACTCAAAGAAGTAGCACAACGAACTGATTGTATTATCGGTTGTATATTGCACATTTCCAAACAAGCTTCTTCTCCCAATTGGAAAGGAGAAGTAAAGCGATTGGATGTTCATTCATCCATAGGAAGCAGCGCAATAGCTCAAAAGTTCGATAAGATTCTTTCATGGGAAGGTGAAAGAGAATCAGTTTACAGAACACTCACAGCTTCAGCAAGTAGGGATGAAGCTGAAATAACATTAAACCTACGATTCAACAAACATAATTTCAGAATGGAGACAATATGAAAATGACGAAAAAAGAAGCAATCGCTTTGTTGGCAGGAAAGAAATTTACCTGCAAAGATTGGGGAAATGATGCAGTAGCAATCGTTACCCGTTTTGATGATAACTCAATGAATATTCTCATCAATAATGAGATAGAAGGCATTGAGTACTACAGAAGTGCAAAGAAGTATGAGATACTCGGTGATGCTGTTGAGAAAACAGACAGTCGTCCTCGTCCTTATACATTTGAAGAGTTGGCTAAGAAAGTCAAAAAAGGAACCGTTTTGGTTTACGGTAATGTGAAGAAGAACGGTGTAAGATACGGTAAAGCCATTACGGGTATTTCCACTCACCAACTTTTCAGATATGAAGACAAATGGTACAATACTACCGAGTTGTTCAATAAGTTCCATCACGAAGACGGAACTAAATTCGGAAAGTACTAATCAATTTGCAGGCTCCCTCGAAAGAGGGAGCTGTATTAACAAAGGAATACTTATGTTACAGTTCACGATTCTTGGAGAACCGATACCAAAACAAAGTGCGAGACATTCGGTTAATAACGGGAAAATACATTCCTGGCAACCTCCCGTAGTAACAAATGCAGTAGCACATATAAGACAACAATTGATAGACCAATTACCTCAAGATTTTATTCCTTACAATAACCAACCTTTGTCAATATCGATAACATTTTATTTCATCAAACCTCAATCGACCCGAAAAAATGTAAATGAAAAAATTACCAAACCCGATTTGGATAATTTGCAAAAGTTGGTTCTTGATGCAATGCAGGGAATTGTCTATCACAATGATGCCAATATCGTTAAGTTGTATTCTTATAAGACTTTTGGTGAAAAAGCAAAAACAACAATCTTTGTGGAAAACATTTCAGAAGGAGATACTTTATTATGATTACAACGGTGAATTCTAAGGTTTTTCTTCATCTGAACGGAGAGCGTAAATTGATAGGTATAATCGAGAATGGTACCTTAATCAAAAAGATTTACAGTCCGGTTCATACAATGAACAAAACTCAAGAAATCGGAATAAACAAAGAGATGGTGGATACTCTTAACTTTAAAGATATTGCAATCTGGATTATGGGAAAGATTTATCATACTACTAAAGAATATCTTATTGAAAATGCCAGAGTTGATTCTTACGGAAAATATGAGCCACAATACTTTTTAGCAAAAGACAAATTCATCACTATTTAATTCACTAATTTATTCACTAATCAAAGAAAGGAGTCCTGTTATTAGTTAGACTATTTGTAAAAAACAGCAGTCAGATTTTGGCGGGAGACCTTCAGCAAGTCTCCCGAGTTATTAAACAATCAATTAAAAAAAAGGAAAAAACAATGGAAGCAACAGCAGTTGATATTATGACTAATCTTTCTGAAAAAGAAAAGAAAAGAATAAATCAAATTATGTGGATTGTAGATTACTACAATCTGCGTAATCAAATAGAAAGTTTGCAGGAATTCGTAGAATGTGCCAAAAAGGACAATTTTAATTTCTGGGCGTATTTCTCTCATTTCCGCCCTGACTTTGTCCCGGAAAGGAAGATAAGATGGAAGAAGTCGCAGGAGCGAGACGACATAGAACTATTAGTCGGCGAGAGAGCATACAAAATATGCAAGATACCCGCTGATATAAATGTGTCGGTTTATTACAGCAAAGAAGCAAAATGCTTCGAAGTAGAATTTGACCCGGCACAGTACTGCATTGAGGGAATGTACCCTCCGTTATGCAGATTTTATTTAATTTAAAAGGAGGAACAAAGATGTTAAAAATAATATCACTTGATGATGTAGCGTATAAACATCTAATCAAATGTACGGTTGAATATAATGGAAAGACATGTGTTGGCTTTATACCAAAATCATTATATTCAATATTCAAAAATTTATTATCACATTTGAGTAAAAATGACAATTTTATTTTAAGAACATATTTAGAATCGTTTGACATTAAACCTGACCGAGAATATACTTTATGGATACCTGAAATGTCTGATATATACTCGGAGTATCTTTTTGATGTTAAAGAAGAGGAGAAACAAAGATGAAACCTGAATTTATAGAATTCCCCCTACGGGGTAAGAATTCAACTGTTTATCTCAATAAATCCTATATATCGGAAATTAGAAAGGATGATGAGGATACTGCTTGTGTGGTGATGTTAAATGGAGATTGTTATTTTATTGCATTACCACAAAAAGAAGTATTAAAAAGATTAATGGAGACAAAAGATGAAGATTGATGAGATAATCGAGAAATTCAATCAAAAATTTCATAATAGTAACTTTCATGCTCGTAAAAAACGGTCTCTTGTGGTTAACTTTACCACAGAACCCATCCTTGAATGGGGAATAGTTTTAGAGCATAATGGAGACGAAATAGCTTATGTGAATACCAAAGACAAGGAAGTTACCTTATTTCCGACTTACTACCCAAACGCAGAACAGTTTTATTTGACCTTTGAGGAGGTCGATATGCTTCAATCATTAATTAAACTAATAGAAAGAGAGGAGTAAATGTCAACCCAAACAGAAGAATTGTGTAAGATTAAAGAGACATTATTAAAGTCTCTTGAATCCGAAAAAAAGCGTTTGGAATTGGAAAAAGCAGTTCCAAATTTCGTTGATTCTGATGCCGTTAAAGCTTATGAATATAACATCGAAGGTTATCAGAATTCAATAAAGATTATAGAAGCAATTATCCAACAAAATGAAAGGAATCAAAATGTATAAGTCATTGAAATTTTCAGAATTACATTCATTGGGATTAGTCCCCTGGAAAGCATTCAGAAACAATAAAATCAGATTGGATGCTCAAAAGTACAGAGAAAACCGTAAAAATGTAAGCTTAAACGAAACAGCATTTGATATAGGTCTGAAATATAACTTATCGGATTTTAGAGTTTTAAGAATTATGCGAGAAGGCAAAGGATATACCATTGAAGAATTAAACCAAATGTCATTTGATGAGCTAAAAGAGAAAGGATTTATCGATACTACAAAAATCAGAGATTATGAAATCTATAACGAATATTTAGAAAAGAAAAAACAAGGAATGAAATATCATTACAGTGTTATAGAATTATCAAGAAAGCATAATATGTCGATTAACACAATCATCAGAGCAATAGGAGTAGGAAATAATCTTAAAGGTCAAATGGAGAAGCTATGGAACTCAAAAAAGTAAGTCTCAATGAACTTATGCATCCCGCTATTAAAGAAATTCAGGAAGAATTTAACGAGTTAATAGCGGGAGTGGAGCGGAATAAAACGGATGCCGAAATAGTTGACAGTTACACTTGGAAACTTGAAACTATGGAAAACAGTGCTAATTTCTATAAAGAACAATCAAAAGCTCTTGCAATTCATGCCAAGACAATTGAAAAAATGATTGAAAGAATGAAGCTGTTTATCCGTTGGAGAATTCAGGATGCCGATAAAGTTCTCGGTACTCGAAAGAAAATAGTATCGTTTAATTCGGTAAATCGCAGTATTAACCCTATCTTTCTTACCGATGAAGATTACCTCTATTCAATCGATAAACTGACTAAAGAAGAATACGATAAGCTGAAAAACTTCTTATCCAATAATTCTGAACTCTTAGAACTGATTACTAATAAAACATCTAAAACGGCAAAAACAGTAACTCAATTACCCGAAGACCATCCCGCTATAATGAAACAAGAAATCAAAACAATACAAATAAAAGACCTTAATCAAAAAGAATTGGCTTATATAACAGCCAATCAACATAAATCACTGCTACCCGAGTATAAAGTTCCCAATTACGAACCGAATACCGATAGCTAAAAAGAAAGGAATAACCATGAAAATCAAAGAAATCAACAGAATCGAAAAGAAAAATTCAATCGGAAGAAAAGGAAGATTCCTGCAATTAAGAGTTGCAATAACGGAATTAAGCCCGGATAAGACAATGGAAATAGAAACGGATTCCGACGAAGAAAAAACCGCAATGATACATTCACTTTACTACTTTAAGAAAAAATTTCCCCATTTCGAATTATGGGACAAAGACAATAAAGTGTATGTCAATCGAATTGCTGAAAAAAACGGCTTATAAGCCTTAAATCTTGAGCAGGTGGTATAAATGTATCTTTTTAATGTATTTGTGCCACCTTGACTCTCTAAATGCGTTAAACAAGCAATTATAAGGAGAAACAAAATGATTAAAACATTATTCACAATGATAATGATAACAGCACAGATAGCTTTGTTATCACAAATAGGAAGTAATAAATCTCCCGAAGATTTGTTAAAGATACTTCTTATTGCTATTATTCCCCATTCAAAAGAATCTTTTATCAAACTCGCTGAAGAGCGGGAGAAACAATTAAAAATCAAACAAAAGGAGCAACAATGAAAATAGAACCGGGAAAAACTTATTGGAAATCAATGGACTCACTTCAACGAAAAGCAGTATGCAGACAAGTAATCGAAGTTCCTTTGATTAAATCCAATCAAACCAAAACATACGCCGTTATGGTTGTAATTGATGACCCATATATGGAAGATGAAGTAATTTTTCTTGAAAAACCTTTTTGGGTCTTTTGGGACGAATTAAAGCAAGAATCTAATTAACCTATATATTTACCCTCTCTCGTTGCGTTCGTGCCACAGTGGGCTTCTAATGCAGCGAGAGAGCCAATTATGAAAGGAAACCAAATGGAAATTAACGAATATCAAAGAGAAGCCATGAAAACTTGTACTAAAGAATCATTTTCGTTACAATATTTAGTTGCGGGACTTGCTTCCGAAGCCGGAGAAGTAACAGGTAAATACGCTAAATATATCAGAAACGATTATGATTTAGATACAATGTCCGTTAAGATGGCACATGAAATAGGAGATGTGCTCTGGTTTTGTGCAGTGCTTGCAAGGAGACTTGGACTCGATTTGGAATCCGTGATGCGAAATAATCTCCAAAAGCTTCAAGCAAGACAATATAACAATACCATTAAAGGAGACGGTGATAACCGTTAATCAATCATAAATACAGGAGCTAAATTGGAAAATCTAAATCGTTCCACCATTGTTGGAACCATTTATCAGCATCTTCGACCTCCGTAGTCGTAAATGTTTCATTCATAGCTTCAAGAACTTTTGCTTTATGTTCTGCCGATATAATCCATTCTTTTTTGGCAGGATTATAACGTGCACCAAGTTCTTTTAAGCTTTGAACCTTTGCTTTAAAATTCCAAGCCTTATCAAGATTGATAAGGATTTTATCATTTTTTTCAATAATATACACAGAAAGGAACTCCTTATGGAAAATACAAATATCGATGCTTTACGCAAAGAAATCGAAAAACACAGAGCAAAAATAACGGAAATAAACGAATCTAAAACACCGGCTGAAGAAGAAATGGAAGCAGCTTACAATGCTCTTGAAGAATATGAACTTCAACAAGAACTTGCTCTTGTTCAGTTGGAGCTTCATGAAGCCGAAATAGAATACGGACTCCGTTGTTTAAATGAGCAAAAAAATCCGAATATTTGAAAATGATGGAGAATTCAGAAAGCCTTCCGGTACTGTAGGCATTATGTTGCCTGAATATAAAAAAGAAATATACAAACACATAAAACATCTACGGAAGGACAATTTACTCATCTCCATTATTCTTGAAGATGATGATGAAGAATACTTAATCTATGAAATTGTTAATCGGAAAACTGCAGAACATGATATTGTATTTGTTTTCGATAAAAAGACAATTGAATTGATTAAGAAGCTTGTCGTCTGATTACGGGAGCGGGATTTTCTTCCTGCTCCTTTTCTTCTCTTCTCTTATAATCCTTCTGAATTTTCTTCACCAATGTAAACATAGGAATACCAAAAGACTTCTCGGGCATTAATAGCGGGTTGTCGATGGATTTTCTTGTTTCGTTAACCATTCTTCCAAACGGAAATAAACCCCATACCAATGTATTGGTAAACTTCTCCAAATCAAATAAAGCTACTATGGGATTTATCAAAAATCTTGTAAAAGGAGGAAGTACAGGTTGTACTATATTTGCAGGATAAGGTAAACTTCCAAAGAATGCTTTTTCTCTTTCCTTTTCATCTCCAAATAACCATGTAACCAAGTCTTTAACCCATCCATACGGTTGATTCAAAGAAGCGGAAAATATCGTTCCGGGAAAAAATGTAGCTAATGTTAATACCATCATATCCATTGCAACTAAATTTGCCAATCTTTTACCATCTGCACTTCTCCAATCTTCATATCGAGCAGCATCCATAAGCTGTTTTCGCCATCTTAAGTTATTGTAAGTATATAACTGAAAACGAGTTAACATCTTACCAAGTGCTGTTCTGGCAAAAGCAGGACGATTAAGAGAATCGTAAAGATACTGAGTAGCGGCAACACCTTTGTTTGCTATCGCAACTAACCAAGGGTCTCCCGCTAATATTACTCTGTCTTTGGGAACATCATAAGAATTTCTGTAGAGTGTATCATGTGCTTTCATATAATGAGCAAACCATGTATAAACTCTGTTTTTAATTTCAGAAGCTCTCATGAAATAAGCGGCTTTATCTACAAACTCTTGTGTTAAGCCTCTTTGTTTAGCCAATTCATACATTTTCACCAAAGGAACATCTTTACCTTCTTTGTAAAATTGTACAACATCCTTAACAAAAGCGGTAACATCTCCTAACTTAACATTTTGAGATAATACCAATTCATTTTTAATAAATGATTCTATACCACCATGTTGAGAAACAAAATCAACCATATCGGAATAAGAACGAATATGATTGACATATTTCGTTACTTCCGACATTTTATGTGCTTTAAGAAAATACTCCATTCCTGCGTTTACTATGGTAGTCATAGCACCCGAAAATCTGTTCGTAATCATAAATTTAGGAGAAGCCAATAAAGGCATCATAGCCCATGTTGCTTCCAGATTACTTAAACTTGCGATTGTTTTGTTTATTTTCCTTGCTCTTAACTCGTCGGGAGTATCTTCTTCAATACGAAGGATTCTATCCACAAAAGCATACTTTTTTCTTATCCAATAATCATTGGTAAGCTTATGATAGAATGTACCGTCAAGTTTCAAAGCATCAACATAACTGTCGGGAAATTGAGAAGGATAACCTAATACATCAAGCATTCGAATGTCCAAAAACATTCTTAATTTAGTAGCTTCTTCATAAGTCATTTTATTGACTCCCGTCAAAGATTCCTTTTGCATTCTTGCCATATTATGCTTATGAACAGCTACCATCATGGTATTAAAAAGCTGTTTAGTGATATCTTTCAAATATCCTTCATAAACTCTGTAATCTCTTCTGTAACCGGGTATAAACAAATCACCATTTCTGGATTTTAAATGTCCGGACACTGAAGCGGTAATTCTTGCATATTTCTTGTCATCTTTTTTATCAAAAAGAATATCTTTAAGAGTATCTTCTATATTTGTAAGTTCAGTGTTTCCGTCGTTTATAAGCCATAATTGAGCTTTTCGATATTCTTCGGTATTAGGTGCTTTTACTTTAAGAATTGCTTGCATTCTTTCCCGTATAACACTTTTGGTATGTTCTCTGTGTGGAAAATATCCTTCTCTGTACCATCTCGGTATATCAAAAAATTCTTTGGGAGGATTATGTAAAAACGGATACAAAGGACTACCGTCTTCTTTTTTAAGAGATTTATATCTTTCAACCATTTTGGCATATTCATACCAAAAAACATCGGTTCCTGTTTTAATTCCTACTTCATTTAATTGTCTTTCTATCGTTTGATAATTGTTATCCGATACCTTAAAACGCATGTGATAAATATCGTTATTCCAATTTATCAATTGCCATACATTCAAACCCATATTTGTGTATTTTTCGGTTTTACCCGAAAAAATATCATTAGTCATTTTTTCAATAAAATCGGTTACTCTGATTAAACGACTTTCTTCAAAGCCCGGAATACCAAATCCAAGTTCTTTATCTTCGAAACGATTTTTAAATAATCGTCTGTAATGATAAGGGTCATTGATAAGTCTGTAACCTTTTTGATTAGCGGCTTGAAAAAATCTTTGTATTTCAAGAACTATTTCATAAGCTTTTAGTTTTCTTGTCTTATTATTTGAAGTAATGCTGTAAACTTTATTCTCGACATCACGATATGCGTTTAAGGCTTCATTAAGCTTATTTTTTAAGTACCTCACATAAGCATCTTCTTTCTTCATACCTCTTAAAGATTTTGCTTCATGTGAAGACAATGCATATTCAAATAATTTTTGATAATCTTCGTAAGGAATCTGAGCTTTAATGTAACTCGGATTGATTACGATAATGTCTTTATCGGGGATTCTCTGTCCTTTCTCATCGAGTAAATCCAAACCATCGGCATCGGTTTTATAAGAAACTACCTTAATTTCATCATCACCGTCGGGATTCATAAACTTTTCTATTTCTTTAATACGGGCATTCAATTCATTCTGAATACCGTCAATTACAAGAATAGAATTGGTTACACGGGAAGAAGGCACTTCTACTTTAACAATTTTGGCATTTTTACCCGAACCGATAACCATCGTAACAAGATTAGTTTTTGTATCGTAAAAATTAACGGTATCTGCAAAGTCTTGAGGAGTTTGAACCCATGCTTTACCTTTTAGTTTGAAAGTATTGTCAAAAGCTTTCTTTTCTAAATAGTCAACAAATTTTTGTAATTGCGGAAGAGTAATGTCTTTCAAAGTAACGGGCAAATTAGCCTGATATTTCATTTGCCAGTTAATAAAATGTCCCTGAAGGGTTGAAATTAAGTATGGTTTATTCTTCAAAATTATTTTAAGTCTTTCTTTCAAAGAATCATATACATCCAATTGCTTTCCCGTTAACTTAGCGGTAAAACTTACATTGTCAAATGCTTTCAATAAAGGAGCATCATAAGGTTTTCCGTCTAAAATTTCCTTTTCAATAAACTTTTTTGTTTCTTCTGTAGTCATTGCTACAGTATCAAGATTTTTATTGGCAAAATCTATTATTGTTTGATAAGTGTGAAATAAATCGTAAATGGTCTTTTTATTAATAAAAGGAAGTCTTGCAATTGCATCGTTAAATCCTGAACTGAAATAATCTTTTCCCTGCTCTTTAAAGTTTATAATAGCTTTGTAAAGCTTATCGCTGTTACCGGGAAAATCCATGACAAAGTTTCGTATCTCATTTTCCGACATATTCGAATAATAAAAATAAGCGCTTTCGGGACTTATTTCTATGCTTTTCGTATCATATATGGTCTTTAAGAATTTTTGACTTTTTGAAGAAGTTATTAGCTCTTTTAAGTCCTTAAATGTAGGATAAGTGTAAGTCGCAAACGATTTTTTTTGAGGACGAACCGAAGAAATAAGTAACGCTTCCGCAAATTCTCTTAAGCTCTTGTCGGGAATTGTATCCATTATCTCATTGACCTTAAGAACCCATTCATTTTCAATATTTTTGTCTCCTTCAGCTTTGGCTTTTCTTACATCGGAATAAATTTTTGTTAAGTCATTAATGACATCACGAACCAATATGACATTACTATGACTGTTATTTTCAAGAGCTATTTTACCTTTTGATATCACATGCCAAATAGAAGCTAAATCGATGATATCATTGGCTCTTAAATCGGATAACAAAACTTTGAAACTGTGTTCTTTAAGTACATCAACAAAATTAGGTTTATAAGGTTCTTTTTTGTAAAAATTCAACATCGAATTAACTTGTCTTTGAATTTCTTCCGCCTGCTCTTGAAGCTTTTCCATTTCTATTTCATAAGGAGACAATCCTCTGTACTTAATCGAATCTTCAATTTCTTCTCTTTTAGCTTCCAATGTCTGAATAGCGGTACGGGCTCTGTTTGTGTATTCGGAATCCGAAAACGCTAATCCAAAATACTTCTTACCAAAGAAAAACTCCGCTATTTTAGCTCCTTCGGGATTCTTCTTAAAGAAATCATTTACCTGAGAAATAAGCTTTCTTACCGCACTTGCGTTACCTATCCAAGAATAATAATTTGTTTCGGGAAGACTTAAGAACTTCTCCGCTTGTCTTCCTAATTTTTCATAAACTCGATACATATAGCCCGATACACCACCACGCATTTCTTCAAAGTTGTTGTCTATTTCAGCAGCATAATCTCTGGCTATTTCAAGTATCTGTCTGATGTTATATCTTTTTATTACTGCTCTTCCATTAGGCAATATTTCCTTTTCGTAGTTATTCCTGTCGGCATAAATGCTGTCTAATGCCGAAAGTCTTTTGTAAAGATTGTTGTTGAAATCAGTATAGATATGAAAACCCGGTATTTCTTTTGGATTAAAACCATTCGGATATATCCACATGTCTCTGTTAACATAAGACTTGATTATGGAAACATCTTTAACAGGGTCTCCATTGGAAGCATCGGCTGCATAATTAACAATGTCTCTTTGATGTCTGCTTATTACATCTTTACTGTTAAGCTTAGCCAAATATTTAATTGCTATCTTTCCTTCTTTTTTGGTTTTGAATCCTTCCCATCCGTAACCAAGATAACCGTTAATTTCATTGGCTTTTTTTATCAGCTCAAATGCTGCTTTGTTTTCAGGAGTATCATCGGCATAAATTGTAATTACTTGTTCGCCGTTGTGTTTTTGTGCAACCCAATCATGAATAGTCAGCATTCTGTTTGTATGATTTAATCCCGCTCCTAATATATGAACTCCTTTATAAGCATTGAGATTAACAATTGCATTACTCAAAGAATCAAAAACAATGGTCGGAAATCTTGGTTCCAAATATTCAGGATTCTGTTTTGCTTCAATAGCAATTCCTTCGGAATCATACCATTGATTTGCTTTAGTTTTGTAATATGTTTTTACTTCTTCGGGTAAACTAAAATATGTAGTAATCTTATCGATATCGTTATCAGCTCCGCCAAGATTGTAATATTCATCCGGGTGAACATACGCTCCTGTACCGGGAGCATCGATAAAACCTTTAAGCTTAACAACTCTAATACCGGACGGTGAATCAGCCGGAGCTCTTATAATTACAAGTTCAAGGTCTTTATTTTTTCTCTTTGCTTCTTTAAAAGCTTCTCCTAATGTTTTCTTAGTTTTGAAATCGATTATTTGTTTTGCGGCATCTCTGCCGTAATATATTTCTCCTCTTCTGATATGATTTGTAACATAAGAAAATTGCGGAGTAAGAGTTGAAGTCATTGCTTCTTTAACCTTAGGCTTTAATATCTCATTCATAAGATATCGTTTTAAGGCTGTTTCGGTATAATTTCTTATACTGTTAACACTTGCAAGAATAGCGGGAGTAACATCTATTGATTCAAATAACTTGTTTTGAATACCAAAGTCTTTGAAATATGCCAAATCATTTTCTTCATTTTCTTTGTATTCATTATCAAGTTCTTTATCAAAAATTTCATCTCTCATGAATCTCCAAGACTTACTGTCATGATTGGATAAAAAGATAGCAAGTCTGTCAACTATACCGACTTCATTATTCAAAAGAGCTTCATGGATAAAATCATCTTCGGATAAATCATTCTTTAAGAATTTTTCTATTGCGTAACTTAATCTGTCAACTTCTATTTTATTACCATTTTCATCGGTCATAATTCGATAACTTTTCTTTCCTTCTATTCTGTCCTTGAAGTACTCAAGCATCGAATTAAGAGCAGCTACCCCTTCGGGAGTATCCGACCATATATTGGTAAAAAGTTGCTTTAACATTCTGTGTGGCTTATTCAGCTTATAAGTTTCATCAGACATCAGATAAGTGTTTGAATCCCATTTACGGGTATAAATTGTCGGAGTTTCTAAAAACTCTATTGTACCATCGGGTTTAATTTTATAATCAACTCCTTTTCTGTTACCCAATACTTTCATTGTGGTATCATATTCGATTGAATGAATATTTTGTGCTCTCATCCAATCCGATAATTTTTTAGGAGCTTTGAATATAGCTTTCTTTGAAAATATACCCGATTGAATACCGTTTCCCTGATGAATAGTAACACCTTTGAAAGCACCTACTTCAGCTCCTTTAACTTCAATGTCTTCTCCAATTGATGTAAGCATTGCTTCAAATATATCATCTCTCATCAATTGTCCGCCATCCAAATGAGCATCGTAAGGCTTGTATCCTATGGTACCGTCTTTATTTCTTACTTTAAATTTGTAATCATTAACCCAAGGCATTCCATGAGTACTATCTCCATCGCTATTAATAGAATTGAGAATAATATATCTTTCATCTCCTAACGCTTTTGCAACCTCTTGAATCTTCGATTTTCTTTCAGCCATATCTAAGATAGGCTTTTCAGTTTCTTCGTCTCCTGAGCCTTCCTGTGAAGTTTTAGAGGCAGATTTAGCTTTAAGTGCTTCTTCTCTGTCTAATAAAGCTTCCGCTATGTCATTTGCATTAAATCGTACTTGTCTGGAATTAAGACCCTGTGTTCTTTTCATTAAAGTAAACGGTTCAAGCATCCATTTCTTTTGAGCTTTTTTGGTAATTATTCCGTTTTCTGCAATATTCGACAGTGTTCTGTTATGAAATTTTTCCAAAAACACTATGTTATTAGCGAAAGAATGCTCAAATATTTTGCTGAGTTCTTCAACTCTTTCGGGATTATCTTCAGGGTCTGTTAGTGAATTTGTAAATCTCTTTTTAGCCGCTTCATAAAGTTCTTTAAGAGTGAAAACTTTTGTTTCTGCATCAAATCCAAAGTTTTCCTCTAACTTAATGTCTCCTCTTTCTTCAATTATCTTTGAAGCTTCTTCGGGAGTTATAAGAAATTTTCCGACAAGAAATTTTGACTGGTCTTTATGTCCTGAATAAAAAGCAAGATTA